AGCCACCACCATGCCGCACCGAATTGCCACGCATATATTCGCCAGTCTCCGTGTAGCCGACGCGATCTAGGATCGCAGGGCTACACACACATATAACCTGTGTGGGTTGCAACACGCGCAGCGCATTGCGCTGCTAGGGTTGCACGTCCACACGCCGCTATGCGCACCACCACGCACTAGCTCAGGTCAATGCTCACCGATATGTCGCCAGCGTGGAGGTGCATGTGTCGCTCAGGGGCTTTGAAACCAGCACGGTCGAGGATGTCTTTGCTCGCTTCCAGCTGCACATACTCACTCTTAGCCCCTTGAGCAAGCTGCACGAGACGCGCAGCGGCTGTCGTAGCATTCAGACCGAGCGTTTCTGCAACTCTCTGCATCATATACGCTTGCACATGAGGCAGCCGCAAAGTCTTGCTGGCTGTCACTCTACCACTCTCACCGCTAGCATAACCGGCTTCATGCGCGGCGTCTTTGATACTACAGCCAGTTGCTACGAGGGTATCCACAAGCCGCGCTTGTTTGTCGGTTACGACTAGCTGATTACTCATCCTCAACCTCTTGCACAAACCCCCCCCTGTGTCCCCCCCCTTATGCCACACGCAAATACTCGTTGTCAACTCACACTGCGCACAGCAAGTCTCTCACAAAGCACTCACAAGGAACCACTGTGTCAGCAAAGACTTGCTGATGCGCTGAGTGTGCGTGGTTATCCGTCTTGCATGAACCGCCTCCTCCGCTTGATGGGAACGCCCCCTCGGATAGCCTGCATGCCGCACTTCGTTGCGTGGACGCTGCGCTGTCAAACCGTCCTCCGCACCACTTGGCTTCGCCAACCGTGAGGAGGTTTGATCCTCGCCCCGCTGCACGGCATTGGTCTATCTACCGAGGGGGCTTATCCCCTCAAGCTCAACAAGGAGGCTTATCATGAGCAAGACTACTAACCACTTCACTTCAGCTTTCAGCAGCGTCTTTCCTGACTGTCACAGAGGTTCTATCTATATCACTCAAAATCTACTGCGCAAAGCAGTTGAGCAAGCCGAATGGCTGCTCACACAAAAGACCAAAGACCGTGACCAGCTGGTCGACGATGCGATCACCATCGCGGGTGCTAACGAAGCACCGAGCGATGGCACACTCGCCATCTGCGCCAAGTATGGCGCAGTGCGAGGCGCAATGCACTACGATGACATTGCGCTAGACCGCATCGATGAACGCATCACGAACATCGAGGTCGAGATCGAGATGCTTCAACAGTATGTCACACTGAACAAGCAGACGTTCAAAGACATCACCGGCGATACCTTCACACCGAAGAACAAGCCGCAGCAATCATCAGTTGATGCCAAGCGCAAAGCTGAGTTGATGAAGAAATACGCAGCTGCATAGCAGCTGCTGCCCAGCCCTTCGGGGCTGGGCTAACACTACGTTGCCACCTGAGCATGTGGTGACACAGCATATACGCTGTATATGAAACTGCTCGGCAGATTCCAGGCGGCTGCGCCTCTTGGAATCTGCCTCACCCCGATCTCAACACTTTCCTCCCCACTGGCACGCTGAGCTTCTCCCTCTCAGCGTGCCTTTTTTATGGCTCGTTGTGTCCCCTCCGGGGTTGACTAAACTGTAACTATTGGTGAGGAACTTCGACCGTTTCAAATCATTTCATCAACAGACAAAGAAAGGACTGTGACCAAACTAAATCAAATGTCCAATCAACTTCCTTAGATTTGGACGCGTACCGCTAGGGGCTGGCATTACCACTGCCAGCCCCGCTTCACAAGGAGTAAATCATGTCACTATTCGGAATCGTATTTTATCTATCGATGCTGCTGATGATAGTCAGCTGGTCGTGTGTAGCGTGGGAAATATATAAATCTCACAAAGATGGAACTTTGTAAGGGGGTTGCTATGGGTGAAAAAAACAATCCCAATAGAGCAAGAAGAGAATTGCAAGAAGACACTAAACAACGCACAACAATACACAGTGAAGCGTTGTCTATTATGGACAAGTATTATCAGCATTTAGAAATGGATGCTGATCAATTCGCTGACTGGGTTGCAAAGTATTTCTCACAAGCATGGAGCAATCATCACAAGTTTCAAATGATGAAGCAAGAAGAAGAGAAAAAGCAACACGAACTAGAAAAAAGACAGCAGCGAAAGAATGGTTTGCTTCGACTGCGTAGTCAACCAGTTGGCAGTGCCGACAGAAAATACTGGTATGAAACTGGCGATGGAAGAGAAGACAAAAGCAAACTGACATTCCATAGCAAATACGGATTTACTCTTGCTGCTAGGCCAAAGCATAGAAAGTTTATTTACTAGCAAGCAATTGTGAATAATGTGACTTGTTTAGTTGCATAAATGCAGTATAATAGTTCACAAGGAGGTACTATAAATGAAAGCATATCTAATAGACCCGACCGTCACAGGTCAATCAGCTGTTACTGAAATAGATTTTAGCGGCAGCTGGAAGGACATCTCACCCACCATTGGCGATCATTGCAGTGCGTTTGATGTCGTCCGTCTCTATCATGTCGATGACTACGACTTCATTGATGATCATGTATATATCGATGATGAAGGCCTGTACTCTGTCGATGATCAATACTTCTGGATGCATAAGAACTACCCACTACCACTGGCTGGGCGTGGGCTGCTGCTTGGCGGCAATCCAGATGGTGACACAGTTGATGTCAAGACTGACATCGAAACTGTTCGCAATGACATACGCATCATTGGCAGTCGATTCAATGTACAGATTATGACTGCATTCTCTAAGGCAGCCGACATACCATCACCTGATGGGTATATGGAAGACTATCGCCCATTCGTATGGAAACATCATGAGGCATTGGCATGAAACAATTCGATGTAATACTTACACTAACATCAAGCACACGAATGCAAGTTAAAGCTGACACAGAAGAAGAAGCTAGAGATATTGCAATAGCGAATGTTGGTATCGAAGATCGTAATGTAGAACTGCATGACATAGATATCTATGACATAGGAGAGGTATGATGACGCCACCACCAATCGTTGAAGCTGACTGCGAAATGAACTGCGGCTATGCCGAGGTGCGCAGCGGCGAGTGCGAATGCTACAACAAAGAGGCTGACGCTCAAGACGAGCGTCAACCTGACTGGGAACAAGAATGGTCAGACTTCGGTGAAGTCTATGACGATGAGCCAAACTACATATAAGGAGGTACTAATGGCTGACAAATATCCACGATTCACACGGCAGCACTTCGAGTTCGTTGCTGATTTCTTTGGCCCACTGATGGGACATCCATCCGACATCGATCGGATGGCTGACCATCTCGACCAAACCAATCCAAACTTCAAGCGTGAAATGTTCCTCGACCGTGCTGTTACAGCATGGGAAGATAAGCACGTCACACCACATGAAGATCATCAGGCTATGATTGATGGCAAGGAGGTAGCGTAATGAAGATCGAAAAGAATATTCCACTCCAAGAGAAAAGGGGTCGTTGCGGAAAATTTTCTGAAACTATAGAAGCAATGCAAGAGGGCGATTCAGTATTCGTTGACACATTAAAAGATGCTGTCGCACTTAGCAACTCTATTGCAAGAAGGCATGCGCTTGGCAAAGGTGCAATACGCGCACAAAGAGATGGCGGCTATCGTGTATGGAGGGTATCATGACACCACGATTCGATGATGTATTCGACCACACATACTCAGCCAATGGTGTGAATGTGTTTGAGTTCGACAGCCGCACTGCACCAACTCAACAGATGATGACTTGGGCAGAGGCATGCGCAACCATTGGGCCAATCGTTTCACAGTATGCACGACATAAAGATAATGATGGTGCCAAGATACATGAAGCATGGGCAGTGATACTGCGAGGTGTGTGATGGATCAATCTAAACCAAAGTTTCCCCGGCTGCGGCAAGTGGTTGATGCTGTTTGCTACATGAATGATGTAGAAACACACGAGCTTATGTCTAACCGCCGGGAGCGGAGAATAGTAGACGCTAGATTTATCTACTATTGGATAGCGACTAAGTGTTGCGACAAGAGTTACAGTGAGATTGGTAGGTTCATCAACAAGGATCACTCAACTGTTATGCATGGCTATAAAAAAACCAAGCATAGGTTTCTTGATTCACAATGGAGCAATCAGCTGCACAAAACAGTAACATACTTAGGACTGCCAGAAGGGACGGTAAAGTAATGGCAAAAGAACTACATGAAATGACGCATGAAGAACGTATAGAATACTATGAAAAAGAAAGAGAAAAAGAAGCGGCTGTTAGGTCAGCACTTTTATTCTCAATCGAAAACAAATACCCATCAATGCTTGAGGCTGTGGATGAATTAGTCAAAGCATCAAACGATATAGGTGAAGACCTGCAACACTATGGTGCTAATACAGTGACAGTAGACCAGATGCACAAGCTAATAGATGGCGCAGCAGCAGTGACTAATTTGTTTCACTTAAACAAAGAAGAATAAATACCTCTTGTCAGATGTAGCAAACATGCAGTAACGTCCATGCATGAAAACATATATGGATCAACTTATTGCAGCTGCATCTGACTGCAACCTATCAATTCTCAAAGCGTTTCGACTGGCTAACGTACCTACTAGCACTTACTATAGGACGTTAGCTGGTGGCGATTTACGTTTGTCAACAGCCAAGAAGGTTATGAATGCGATCAGAGTTTACGCATTACAGCAAACCCAAAGAGATTAGTAACAGCTGGCACTCAGTAGTCTGCGGATTAGTCTCATTGCGCAATGATCGTGGCTGGTCACAAGAAGAGCTAGCTGATCGCATCGGCTGCGCCTCATCACTCGTACACAAGTGGGAACAATACAAGCGTGTTCCCTCAAACTTCTTACTTATATGTTGGTTAGATGCCCTCGAAGCAAAGATCGAAATCAAAAAGAAATAGAATTGGATACGCAGCAACTTGTGGTCACTGCAATATCACAACCAATTGGTTTGTTATTACTGGCAACAACAATACTTGGTGTCTTGATTGTATGGAGAAGCATGGATGGGAACATCTCAGCGCAGTAAAGGAAGCTACCACGAAAGATGGTGGGTCAAGTGGCTCGAAACTCGCGGGGCCAAAGCGGAAAGGCAGCCTCTCTCGGGACAGCTGGGTGGCAAGTTTGCCGGAGACATCCAGATCGAAACCCCTGCCGGAGTTTTAATTGCTGAATCTAAGTATCAAGCAAAAGGGCGTGGGTTTAGTTTCCTAACCACAACGCACAATGAACAGCCAGCAGATATATATTTGCTGAAGCAAAAGTCTGGCCCTAACTTTATATGTATCGAAGCCAGCAATCCATTAGCTGCAAAAATAATTGGCTGGATCGCAGGGAGGTAAACGATCCAGCCAACTGAGGTACTTCATGATGACGAGGCCACACACATTGCCTCGGAATCATGATGGACAGAAGCTGTTGAATTTGTCAACAGGATATGTATACTGCATATATGCAACAAGTAAGGAGGTTTGCATGAATAATCTATTTGAAACACCAGCATACAAATTAGTGCGCAATGACGATCCATCTACAAGTCACGCAGCTGCCGAGCAGCTTGACGTTACACGAATGGAAAAGAAAGTGTTGCAAGCAATCAATATGTTTCCAAATGGTTGCATATCTGATGATGTTTTAGACCACATGCCACACATTAGGTACAGCACAGTAACAGCAAGATACAAACAGCTGAAAGAAAAGGGGCTTGTAATTGTTGATGGAACAAAACGCAAAGGCAAGTCTGGCAGACAGCAGCTGGTGATGTGGTCAAAGATAAACTACAATGGACAATAATGAACGTGAACTATGCTTAAAGTATCAAGAGCTAGTGAATAGTATTTGGGGCAAAGGATTTCGTTATGACATGCGTCAGGAACATCTTGCTTCTAAGCTGCTTGCTCTGGGTTATACTGTGGATAGTTTCATTGCCGATGCCACGAAATTATCTCATTGGCGTCATGATCGAAGCAAGCCAGCCATCGCATCATTGCAATACTTCGTCACTAGAAAAGAAAGATTAGGCCAGCCCATCGATGTGGATGGCCTAATCAAAAAGATCGTAGCACATTCAAGGTTTCGATAACTGTTTGCAATACATAAATTTGTGTGCAACAATGCAGCATATTTTGGGTGTAACTTGTGACGGCTTGTCTGGTCGATAGGTGGTGTGACTACATCCAAAATATTCACCGCGAAGTCACACCACCATAGACATAGGAGGTACTATGAATAGAGTAGGATTTATCGGAGGCTCAGATCTTTACAGCATTATGCGTGGAGACTGGCACGAATTGTGGATGGTCAAGATGGGCAAGCAGCAGCCTGTAGAGCTTGATCACATCTTCAAGGTCAGGCTGGGTACATACACTGAGGCGTTCAACATTGCATGGTTCTGTCAGGATACAGGACATGGTGGTGTTGATGGGTCAGAGGTTATGACGCAGCATGAGTTCAGAGAAGTGATACATGGTGTACCATTCAAAGGTACAGTCGATGGCATTGCTGTCTCGGAAGATGGCCTCACATCAATCATCGAAGCCAAGCACACCAGCAGCAACAGATCGATATCCGACATGCTGGACACATACATGCCACAGGTGCAGCTGTACATGGCACTGTCTAAGATTGACAGCGCATACCTTACAGTAATCTTTGGCAATGAGATTGAGTATGCTCGTATCGAGTTTGACCAAGACTACTTTGATGTAGTTGTCAAGCGTTGTCAGGAGTTCTGGCAGTTAGTCACTAGCAAGACCGAGCCTAGTTATGATGTAGACACATGGAAGATTGACTGGTCAAAGGTCAAGATCGATGGCCTCAAAGCCAGAGATGCTAACAACGACAACCACTTCATGTCACTGGCACATGACTATGTAATGACTGTAGCCAAAGCCAAAGAGCATGAAACATGTAAGAAAGAATTAAAGTCACTAATCATGGATGATGAACGTGAAGTGTTCTGTGACCTACTAACTATCAAGCGTGACAAGCGCGGTGCTTGTCGCATTACAATCAAGCCAGAAGCAAATGAGGTATGATCATGGCACAACAACCTAAAGCTGCATCCGCAGCCCCACAGAATCTGGCTCAAGCATTGCTTGAGTTCCAAAAGCTGGCAATTAAAGCCAGCAAAGATTCGAAGAACCCACACTTCAAAAACAACTATGCTTCATTAGAAGCAGTGATTGAAGCAGCCACACAAGCCACACAGTTTGGTATCTGCTTCACTCAAGAGATTGACTTTGAGTTCAATGGTGACACTGGTATGACGTTTGTACGCACTGTGCTGATACACGCGCCATCTGGTGAGCAGCGTGTATCACGCACACCTATCCGTTCCAAAGACCCAACTGACCCACAGAAGATGGGTAGCGGCATTACATATGCCAAACGGTACGGCCTACAATCTGCACTCGGCTTGCCATCAGAAGATGATGATGCAAACGAGGCATCAAAAGGTTCTCGCAGCACAGTCGTGCATGTTAAACCCACAGCCAACAAGGAGGCATTTTAGTGGATTACGATAACACAAACCGGGGGGCTGTATTCCCCCCAATGGAGCAACAACGCTTGCTATTAACAGGCAGTCTAGACTTCGATGGTGAAGGCAAGAAGTCTCTTGCCCTTGTCACAGACACAGACAAACAGGGACGCGATGTCTTTGTTGTGTATCAGCGTGTGGGTGTACTGTACATGAATGAAGATGCAACAGACGCCAACAAGCAGCCAGCATACTCTGGCCCAATGGATGGCGATATGCGCCTAGCAGCATGGAGATCAGAATCAGAGAAGGGTACAAAGTATCTGTCACTCAAGCGCGAAGCAAAGCAGGGTGGCTCACCGCAAGCAGCTGCACCTAGCCCAGCTGTCAGCCAAAGTCTGGATGACACTATCCCCTTCTAAAAACACTTTCAATTAATATCAGGGAAGGGTAGGCTAACTGCCCTTCCCTTTTCTATGGAGGTATCTATGGGACTTACACGATTCAAAACAAAAGATGAAGACCTGTCTGACAAAGGCAGAATGCTGCGTAACTTTCATGAAAGCTACCAGAAAGAACAAGCACTAAAAAGCCAAGCCAAATGGTCTGAGATGTTTGAACCTGACGCATTTGCTGATGATGTAGTTGATGAGGATCATCAACGCTATTATCCAAAAGCAACAACAGTACATACAGGATGGCAAAGCTATGAATAAAAAACAATTCCTTGAAAAAGTGCAAGAGATAGTCGTCAACCGTGGAGACAACTACGGCAGCGCATCATACAACTTACAGAACATTGCCAACCTATGGTCAGAATACAAAGGCACAGGGTTCAGCGTACAGGATGTAGGCATTATGATGATGCTGCTAAAGATAGCAAGAATGAAGACTGACAGATCAGCTGACAGCTGGCTAGATATAGCTGGCTATTCTGCTATTACTTACGAAGCGATCTGCGATATTGAAGGTAGTCTGCGCCATCATGAGGATCAGCAAAACATTGTACCCATGAAACAGGACTAGTGTTATGAGGGTCAATGACTTGAAGGATAGCTTGCCCAAACTTCTGCTGTTCAAATCCTTTGGTGAACGCATAGGTGTCGTGGTATTTGTATCCTCTGGCACGAGCAAGCCAAGTTGTGGTTTCCTCTTCCACCAGTTCGATCTGACCCAACGCCCAGTTGTGCTTGTGTCCACTGATATACAGCGAAGCATTGCTCTTGAATCGCGCCATCTTATTCTGAGCATGAAGAGCATTCCATTGGGAGTGGCCCGGCATGTCGTGCGCGGCATGGATGCGACAGTTTCTGCCGTTAGGAAACTGCAACTCAACACGAGCTTCCCAATCCTCAAGGATGGCATGAGGGCTAGCAAGCCATTTAAGGGGATCACTAGCACCAGACCACATGTCATGATTGCCGCCAATGAGAATAAGCGGGTTCATCTCTTGAATTAACCACTCAACCAAACGCCATGCCGTTTTATGAGATGTGTCTTGTTCGCCGTACAAGCGTCCTAGGCGGCCTACCCAGTTATTCTGGTAGTCACCTAGGTTACAACCAAACATGCCCGGTGTAGACTGAATTAAAGCCAGGTGTGAGCGTAATGAATCCCAGTCGCAATAGTTATCATCGATGTGAGGGTCGCCCATCCACAGCAAGCCAATGGGTTCATCCGATTTCATCTTAATCGGTATCCATTTCTTTGCTTCTTTGTTGGCTTTGCGCTTCTTAAATCTGCCGTGCAGCTGATCAACTATCTGATCAACTGGTATATCATCATGCGGCAGCGGCGTAAGTTCGTATGCCGGATGATCAAGAGGTCTATTCTCTTCAAGCTGATTAGCTTTAATGTAACGGTTATGAAGAGTATTTAAAGGAATACCGCTAGCTTCACTAGCGGCTTTGAATGTTCCATGCTCTTCATAAAGTTTAACTGCTTCTCTTATTTGTGTATCACAAAGCGTCATTGCATTCCAACATAAGCTGTTTCAGTTCATCACCGCGAGACTTGATTTGCTGAAACCAAAGAGAATCTTCCATCTCTGCCGCTGCCTGATCGTAATCACGATCTTCTAAAGCTGCAATCATTTTCTTAAAACGTGAGAATCTAGGCCAGCCAAGGTTAAACACCATCGATGCTAAGACAAGCTGTGCAGGGTGTGGTAAGTCACGCCACCAATCCATTCGATCATCGAGTTCGTTGACTGCAACCGCAACGTCATCAGATAATATTTGAAGCGCAGCTGCTTCAGAGATTGGTTCATTAAGGTTATGACCGTATCCAATAGTAGGCACTCCAACTGTATCAGTATACATTGTAAGCACCTTCCCCTCATGACGAGCAATCAGGGAAGTAAGTTCATCAATCATTTCTTAAACATCTTTGTCAGCTGTTGAACACCAAAAGATGCTGCAAATACAACACCGACAGCAGTCTTATAGAAATCTGGCATACTGTCAAGTGCAGCAAAGCCACGCTGAACTATGTCTTCATGTCCTGTAAAGGCGAGGATGAGGGGGATGCTGACAAGGATGGTGAGCCATTCATCTTTCCACGATGAGGAGCTTGCAGCAGCCATAGTCTGGTTCCATTCCATTTCACCAGCCGCCACCTTTTTGGCAACTTCCGTCTTTGCCTTTTGTGTCTCAATCTTAGATTCAACCCACGAACCAGCAATTCCAGCCACCGCATTTACTATTGGAAGGATCATAACTGTGTGCCTTTTAATATTTTACACTTGTAAGACCGAGGCATAATCTTGCCCTCATGTATCTGAGCTATATTATTACCCATCTCATACGCACGACTAACGCATTGTTCCCTGTCTTGATATGGGCCTCTTGTGTCGTGATACTCCCAGCAATCTTGTGGCACAATCACGCTACACGCTAATACGATTGCCTTAAACATCTCTACCAAGCAACCTCTTAACGGTGTCGGTTTCCCATATCCGTATCAAAACCCACAAGCCAGTTACCAAAGCCACCGCATCTGGTGCCATTTCAAGCCAAGCAGCTACGGTGCCTGTGCCAGCCGCAACGTCAACGATAACTTTGTTTTCCTCGTTCATCAGCCAGATATTTCCATTGCAATAATAGATGATACTCCTAATTCATATGCCGCCGCATCCGCATTACTTACTGTCCTGTTCAAGTGTAAAGTACCACTTGTTGAGCTAGTGTTATAAGAAATACAATAAGTAATCGCACTTGTAGAACTAGGGCTGTCAACAAATTGGAATGACCTGCTCTCAGGTGTGCTATCATTATCAGCGGCGGCTTGATAATTGTTTGCAGTTGACGCTATGCCTCGACCTCTATTGCCGCTTGCTGGCGCACCTAGCAATGTACTATCTCTATGAAAAGCCCATAAATATTCATGGTTCGCTGTAGTTGGCTCATAGAAAACATGACCCATCAGTATGATTTTATTACTTGATGATTGTGGCGTGATTGTCACGCTTACATGAGATGTGCTATCTGCCGCATTTGCCGCAAGTAATAATCGGCTTGCCCTTGCTGATGTCTGGTTTGTAAAGCTGGTTTGACCATCCTCAACGTGTTGTTCAATTTGCAATATCTTACCAGCATCAAAAGGCAATGCAGTAACATTCGTTAGGGACTGATTGTTTAATCTTATTAGTGCCATTATATCAGTCTCCTAGCCCAGTGCCGTAATTAAAAGTTTTGGTTTGATTACACCACTAAACGAAGTTCCATCCCAATGATCAGCGGTATGAAGTTCAGCATCATTGCTGCCACCGTAATCACGGCCTTGTATTTTTAGTGTTTTGGCTGTTGTCCAAGTGGATTGTCTACCTGTTGCTGTGCTTCCAGTACCGCCAATCGGTATTATGTATCTAAGGCTTTGTTGCCATTGCGGCCTACTTTGACAGGCAATAGTTTGCCTTTGGTCAGTGACTTCATCACTATCGATATAAAGTCTGAAATGGCTTATCGCGTGGTCGTCTATGAAAACATATGCAAATATAAACTCATAAAGTACACAAACTGTGCCGCTTGGCGGTGTATACGATATGCTTGAGCCAGTTATATCGGCATAAGTAGTAGTCATGTCTTGCTTTACAGTCACATTTGCTGCTGTATAAGTTCCACTTGATACTGTGTAATCTTCGCCATCGCAAAGCATCACAAGTTGTTCTTTTACATTACTGCCTACACCAGTCAAAGCAGAACCATCAATGGCTGGCAATGCACCAGTCAGTTTAGACGCCGCCATTGACTGTATCTTAGCGTTTGTAATCGTGCCATCAGCCGGAGTGCCAATGCCGTACACATCACCAAACGACATGATGAAATCAATACTATCACTAGCCGACAATGCGCTGGCAAATACAATGTTACTGCCGCTAATAGTGAAGCTATCTTGCGGGGCTTGGATAACACCGTTCAAGGAAACCATAAGCTGATTTGCTGTTGCGGGATAGTAAGCAGAGCCGCCAAGCGTTAACGCGTAGGTATCAGTCGCAGATGCAGTCAGGTTATCTAGCTTGTGATAGCCGCCGCTTGTTGGTTGATTTCCAAGATAGGGCATCTGCCTCTCCTTAACTTTCCGCTATTCCATAAACCATAACTCTGCCAGTGATTACATTCGATGTGTTCACTGCGCCGCCAATGGCTGTAGAAGCGTATATGTTTATCCCTGAGTAACTTGTTGTAACCTGAGACATTGCCGCAAAGTTGTATGATACTGTGTCACTATTGGCATTAATTGTGTAAACACCAAATCCAGCAAAGTTTGTCTTTTCAGCGTTGAATGGGTCGAAGACATTCATTTCCATAAAGTGCTTATGTACGTTTGCATCGTCAGCCGACTCAACTTGGAAATATGGTTTGTTGTTAGCATAATAATTTCTACCTGATCCATCAGGGTCAATACCATGTGACGCATAATCAATATTGGCACCTGTATCTAGAGTGCCATCAGACGCTTTAATCAAACCAAAGTTAGTGTTTACATCGTCGACAGAATTATCAATTTCCCAAATCAACTTGTAATGATTGTAGTCTGCGCTAAACAAACCAGTCGCATCAAACGAACCGCTTGTGCTGCTGATTGTTAACTTCTTGATAAACTTGAAACCGCTGTTAGACCCAGCACCAGTGACAGTACCAGTAAACGCATAGTCATCAGTTAAGTCTATGCTTTCAGACCTTAGCTTTGAAAGTGCCATATCTTACTCCGGCTTTGTAGGCCATACCACATCGTCCAATGTTGAATAGCTATCAGTAATATCACGCAATGCCTGACGATATGTAGTCTGAGCCTCAGTCATTGTTGGCGTATCAGACATATCCCACCAGTCAGTCTCTGCAATAAGACGGTTACGCTCTGTGCGTAATTCATCCAGATTAAAAGCCGCTAGCAACTCAGCTTCCTTAGTTGCCACCGCAGAGGAATCCCAAGATACAACGTTGCCATCAGCATCCTTGGCAACAGCGTCAGAACCGCTACCGTTAATTGTAACAACATTTGAATGCAGTGAGTATATTGCCTCGTGTTGCATTTTTACGGCCCTTCTATTTCCATAAGTGTAAGATTAGAAACGGTTCGCCAGTCGTAGTTAGTTGATGCTCTGTCTGTATGCGTCCTATTTATATAAACAGCGTAAGCACCAGAGCCACTGCGAAATGTAAGTTTGTAATCTATTTGAGATGTTGTGACTGGCGAATCGTAATAATGAAAGTTTGCTGGGGTCAAAGCACTGGCATTTTGAACATTATAATTAAATGCTGTGGTACAAAACACTCTTGCGCCATCAGTATCACCAACAAGATTTGTTTGTGTGCCACCAATATCCCTTTCTAATCTTATGTACCCAAAATCACCAGAACTTGAGCTACCAATGTGTATTGTACCAAAAGCTAGAATATAACTAGATGTTGATGATGGGGTTATGCTAAGTGCCAATCCTGTAATATCTTGGAATGTTAAACTAGATAGACTTTGTGTGTCAGTTTTATTGATTGATTTTACTTGCAAAACCTTACCAGCCGACACACCAGTCAATGCTGACCCATCACCGCTGAATGATGTGGCTGTTACCGTGCCGCTAGATGTGACATTGCCAGTAAAGTTGCCAGTCGTTGCTGCCAGTGGCGATGTCGTTGGATGGCTAACACTACCAACGGCCTTGCCTTGAAACACAACATAGAAATCATCTGTTGCCGCAATCGTGCCAGTCATAGTTAGCGCAGTACCAGCAACCGTATAGGCCACAGTTGGTTCCTGACGCACGTTATTTACGAAAATTTCTAACTCTTGCGCTGATGAAACAGCGTGGCTGAGTGTAAAGCTAGTGCCAGTGCCGCCTGTCAAATCCTGATAGGCAACAGACTGAAAGGCGGCTGATGGTGCGTTACCTAAATACGGCATCAGGTGATCTCCATAATGCTCAGTGTTGCGTCAACTTTTGCAGATGTGTCACTGTCAATCTGCAAGATGTCGCCAGTTTGTAAGATGTATTTGTTACCGGCCATCAATTCCAGCGACCCGCCGCCAGCAATGGGTGCGCCTTTAATAACAAACACAGTCTCATTTGTTTCAGTATCAACAGTCGTTGACACAATCTTTACATCAACCGTGATGCTGACGGCGTCGTTGTTTGCTAGCGTCAAGCCAATAATAACCGACGTTGTTGACGGTTGAACCGTATATAAAGCATCGGGCGTACCAGCGGCGGCTGGCATAGACCCATTAGTTTTTAGTTTGAAGGTGTTAGCCATTTCCTTATCCTAACGCTATTGCCAATGCTGTAGCGGTATCAGCCGCCACACTTTCAATCAATGATGTTTGCAATGTGGCAACATCAATGAACAAAACATAATTAGATGAATTTACATTTGTATCTAATGGCAACACACCAGCAGATGTGTGAGCCGCACTAACCCGATACACATTGTTTGTTGTTGTGTCTGTAACTGTGTCTCCTACAGCATAAGCAACGCCAGCCGACCAAGCACCTTTGTAGTCACCAGAAGATGAAGCAACAATTGGCGTGCCACTTGCGTCAAATGATAGGAATTTTCCAGCTCTATCAGATGCAGATGGCAACTCAAGATTTAAAGCACCAGTTGTATCGTAATCTGTCAAACGAATAGTACGACCTACAGCGTCATCAAGGTCAGCTGCAATTGCTATAAACTTATCAAGCTCTGTATTTAAAGTGGCGACATCAAATGGGCCAGATGTTGGGAAGTCAGTTACACGCTCAAGCTCAACATCGCGTGTTATAACAACCTTGCTGCCACCAGATATGCCAGTAACTTCATTACCTGATGTAAAGTGAATATAACCAGTCGTGCCTGATGTGTGTGCAATGGTATTGCCAGAATCATCAGCAGTTGTGTATTTCGTTGTTAATGTTTGAAGAGTTTCATCAACATATACGTTAAGGTCTTCATCCTCAAAGAACTCAAACGGCACAACAAACGCAGACTGAGTAACGCCAGCCGCGACAGTGTACGATATACGAGGGTTGTTATCACTTAAATTAATAGTCATGCTAATCCCCTATCATAGCAATAATGCACTACACAACGCACAATCAATTACGTCCAACACTGCCAACAAACTCGCGCATATCATCACGAATTATGGGCAAGCCAATAAATGGTAATGCATACTTCAATCGATCAGCACCATCAGATACATCACCATTTGTAAAATCTCTTAATGCCCTACCATACTCAACAGCTAATGCAGCTGGTGCGCCAAATGGCTCAATAAACGCATCCATCATACGCTCATCTTTATTAGGGCTAACAAATTTTGGAGGTATTGGAGTATCGACACCAAGGTTTCCAGCAATATTTAAACCTGTATATGCAAGATCAGAGTAAATACCAAGCACACCAGAATGATCAATGATACGAGCTATAATTTCAGGATTGTCACGTTTCTCAAACCAATAATCAGGCTTCTTCATTGACAGCGATAAATAAGACAAACCAATTAAAGCAGCAATACCTTGCAATCTATAGCGTCTGTTAGGATCACGAATAGCACCAAGTATCTTATTGTTTGCACCAAAAGCAAAGTTCATAAAAGTAAACGGCAACGTCATTAAGCCGCTTTCAATGCGCACCATGTTTTCATTGCCTGTGCGCAGCCGCTCCTCAATAGGAAACTGTGAAGGAAACCTTTTACGAACAGCTTGAAAGAATGGATTATCACGAATGTATGCAACGCCATCAACGATCAATGGCTTGTCAAATGTTTGTCCCATAACAATTGTATTGTTTGCATGTGAAGCAAGTGCAGCTTGATACTTACGCAATACTTCTCTTGCAGCTGGGGTAGATTGATCCCATGCATCAGTATTAGCAAACTCAAAGTCAAACCTGTCATGCTTTTCGGTAGGTGCTTTGGCTATAAACTTAGCCATATCTTCATCAATGCCATACCGTGCAAGATACTCACGGTCAAACAATGAAATCTTTCCGTCAGCCCACTGACGAGATAGCTTAATAAATTTATTATTTGTAACAAACTGATCTAATGTTTTGCCACCAAAAGTAATAGGGGCAAGCAAATTTGCCGTGTACATAATCTGATTGCCGCGCTGAATAACACGTTCATTAAGGTTAGGCTTAACCTTTCTTGCTGTGTCATTGAGCATTTCTCTGGCGTAAACATTTTTAGCAAGGTCAAACAACTCACCACTAAACTGAGCCTCCCTTATTACTTTGCCAGTAAATGCGGTGTCAGTTGCAGCCATGCCAGCTGCAATAACATCCTTCATGCCATGAGCCATAACAATAGACCCTGTATCAGTAATAGCAGATACACCAGCTAGAGGAAGAAATGTCCATCCTGTCCAAGCCTTAGCAGCTTTAGCAGCTTGATTGTCCCAACGATCCGGGCTGCGCTGAAGCGTACCCATCACACGCTCATAATCACCATAGAAGTCAGCAAGTAAACGGCTGCGTTCTTTTGGGTTTTTGCCAGACCGCATCAAAGCGTCATCTAAATCTTCCAATACTTCATCAATGTTTCTGCCACCAAACTTATTAGCAAAAGAAATCTGGCGACCCATACGATCTATGTATGTGTAAAGGGCTTCCATATCTGCATGAATGTAATCAACAACTTTGGCAACATCGATGTTGGTTTTACGTTGTTTAAGATGTTTGGCTCTGCCAGCTTTGTCTGCGCTGCGCAGAATGTTTTCCATCTCCTCACCATCTTCTTGCATGATACGAGACAAAGTACGTTCAGCATCAGAAAATGCAAGGAAGTCATCAGCATCTTCTCCATTGGCTAGACGCTGCATCTTGTAATCATCAGCAAATATGTTGGTAAGAGCAAACCGTGGCTCATCAAGAGCTAGCTTGCCCTTGTCATAGAATATAGGAAACACAAAGTTTGAACGGAGAGGCTTGTCAATTTGTGATTCGTAAAAGTCAATACGATCACGCAATGTATTTTGCCGATTGTCTAACGCATCACGAAAAGCTGATTGCTTTTTGGTGGCACCGCGACCTTTCTTTATACTGTCTTCAAGATCAGCTAGCTTCTGTGTAACTTTATCTAAATCAGCCTGATTCTTTGTTATAATCTTGCCTAAACGCTCGTTGTTCTTAACAAGCCCGGTATAATGCATGTCATCAGAAAATGATTTAAACAAATCACCAAGAAGCACACCAGCTTCTTTTTGTTGATCAGTCATTCCATCTTTGCCAAGCCTACTTAACCTTGGATCAGTTGAGTTAGATAAAATGTATCTACGAATAGTGTCACTTGCCCAATCATCAAAGCCACTCATTGGATTGTAGATAGTTCCAACTCTAGCAGCTTTTGCAATTCCGCGAACTTGTTGCGAATGAAGATCGCGCATTGTTTGATTAACACGTTCAAACTGACCAATAAATGTTTGCGCCTCCTGTGCTACAGACTGAAACGCTCTGCCCTGTCTTGCGCCTTGAGTAGATACAGCACCATTATACGAAAGCGATGCATAATATTGTTTTACTTCATCAGGTAAATCGCCACGCTGCATAGCACGTTGCGATGGACTGCCCATCCAGTTTACTTGAGTGGTGTCAAAATCGCCGCCAGAACCTGCTGTATAGCCATCATCAAGATTAGTGGCGTCATCAGCCCAAACATGCTTAAACTTCTCGCCACGGTACAACCTACCCATCTTAGAGGCGGTGCTTTGAAAGAATGGCTTGGTGTAGGGTGCTGCCCTCATTAATCCACCGAAACCAGCCGACAATGCTGTTGACATAACAATGTTGCTAGCAGCTTCATATGGCTCATCAGCCACAGCAAAAGGTGCGCGTCTAGCTTCTGAAGCTAAACCAAAGGCCAGACCTGCGCCAGCACCCCTTATCACCGCCTGACCGAAGGTCTGACCAGCTTTAATAAACTGAAATCCGGGTATCAACGAAGCAAGAGCAAGTGGATCAGTGATGCCACCAGCCAACTGTGCTGTGATACCAGCCTCGGCTGCTACACGCCTACGCTCGATTGCAGTAAATGCACGTTCTTCAAGGTATGCAAGATGTTGAGCATTCTTTGCTCTAACAAGATCATCGTAATAAGGAAGAAGCTCTTCAGATATATTCGAAGCAACATCAAACTCAGGGTCAATGTCTACGCTACCAAACAAACGCTCTTCTTCGACACGTTCAATAAGCGGCATGTTGTTGTATGCCACATTAGCTTTATAACCTTCCCACCAACTAACAGGAGTTTCTTCACTTATAGCTGCTGGGATCGGTACAAAAAAATCTCTGCGTCCAATATCCATCATGGTGCAAATGCTTCATCAAATATTGATTGATTTTTAACAAACAATTCTCTTGCAGATGCTGCATCTCTGCGCAGCTGTTGAACAGAAATGTTTCTGCGTTCAGCCATTTTATTAACAACATACTGATTGCCAACCTGTAATGGCTTGCCGTTATGAGTAATGATGTTTTTGTCAGCATCAACAAAAGTATAAACAGGAAGAGCTGAACCTTCTCTTATATCAGGTACAAGAAATGCATTGACGCCAATCTTTAAATTAGAATCAACCAAGCCTAACTTCATATCGATTGCATCATTAAAATCACCCATGGTTATATCGTCTGTATATGCACGTTCTGGCGTATACCGTGAACGACCAATGCTTGGATGAAGAATATCACTTTTTCTAAACACAGTATCGCCAGCAGATTTTAAGATGCGTCTAGCTCTTTCTTTATCCATTGAAAATAAAAGATCGTCTGCAAAACGTGTGTAAAAAGTTATCTCAGAAGGGCTGGCATCATCAGAAATATTATCAGTAACAAACTTTCTAACAGCTGAATCAACACTGCCTTTTTTCTCACCCAGCTTACCAAGTATATTAGCCTTAACTTCATCAGCTGTAGCTTTATCCTTTAAACGAAAACTATTCATAAACTCAGGCAGGGCTTGATTGCCGAGAACATCTTGTACATTAATTAAGGTTTCATACATTATGACAGATTCGTCACTAAGCCCTCTAGTTAACTGTTCTGTATATGTGCCGCGATTAAAACGTGTTGCTTGTTGATACATTGCAATAGCAATAGGCAGCTGGTCTGCTGTCATGGTGCTAACATTTTGCAAATAATCTTTAACAACAGTAGGCATCTCACCAGTTGTGTTAAACAATAAATGATGCACCGCACCAAACTGCGCATCCCACGCAACTCTCTGCGCACCATTTTCTGGCGGTGTCATAATCATCCGAAGATTGTTCTCAAGATCAACAGATGATCTTACTCCAATAGCATTAAACACCCTGTCTGATTCGCCAACACTTAAATTATTTCCAGCAGACATACTACTTATAGCTGCGCCGGTAAGCATATTATCTCTTTCAGCATTAAACTGTTCTTGCACTGTACCTTGACGAGTTCTAACATCACGCGCCATTTGAGCGTGAAGGCCAGCAAACACATCATCATTAAGATATTTCTGACTTAAACCAGCCTTCTCAAGCGTATCCCTAAATTGTTTTGGAATACTATCAAGACTTCTGTTTTCAATGGCTATTGCCATATAATTTAAATGTGCAGAAAGATTTGATTGTTTTTGATCTGGATCATCAGATGGAAGAGATTGTTCCATCTTGTTAGATATATTGATAATGTCGCCAGTAATAAAAGAAGCGCGTAACTTTTTAGAAGTCTCTGGCAAAAATGCCATGCCAAGTCTGTCGCCATGCTCTGCCATAACGCCATTTAATTCTTCAATTTTGTTAGTCAGCAAAAGCCTTGCAGAAAGAGTTGCGCCAGACCTAGCACTCTGTTCAATGTCTGAGATAGCATTGTACAAAGTATTAACCGCATTCTGTGCAGCGTTTTTATCTTCAAGATCTTTCTGATCTATAAACAGTTTAGTTTGATATTGCTTGGAAGTAATTGCGCCAGTTGATTCAACAAAACCAGCAAACTTTCCAGCTTGCGCTTTGGTTGTATCTAAATAAGTTTGAAAATCTTCAGCAAAACCATCAGGGTCTCGTTCATGAACTTTAGCCAAACGCTTTGCCTGATCGTCAAGATCAAGAACCAAAGCATCTTGATAACGCTTATTGGCAATAGGCTCATAAAACTGTTGAGCAACAGGAGAAAGAGACTTTGGAATCTCTGGGAATGTTAGGTTTCCGTTTGCATCCCTTGCACTAATAGCAGCAAGACGAGCGTCATCCTGTCCCTTTTGTTTTTCTTTATTATAAGCATATTCAAATGCAGCATCAAAGATACGCTTGCCAGCACTCTGCATAGCCCTACCAGCTTCAACACCACCTTTACCCATAGACACAATACCGATTGGGCCTATGGTAGTTTCCGTGCCTTTTAATACTTCAATTTTAGCCATAATTATTTGCCACTATAAACTTGATATGCTTTATAACCATTACCGGCAACAGTAGAGATCTGAGACATTAAAGCCTGATCAGCTGCCCACTGTCCTTCAAGCTGCGCAAACCTTGCCTGAGATTCATATCTTCCTCTGGTAAATAAACTTTGCAGCTGTATTGCTGAAAGCTCTTGCCCTGCCTTTTCTCTACCAGCTTTTTGAATTGCTTTTAATGAACGGTCATCACCACGCCTGTTGAAGCCAGCAATAGCAGATGAGTTTTTAAGGAATGATGTGTATACCTTTGACCTAGCTGTAGACTGAAGTTCAGCTTGCAACTTAACCATTTCTTTATTTGCTCTGGCTTGTCTAGCAATTTCTTCTTGCCGAATACGCTCTGCGTCAGCTGCTTGCTGTGCGCCAGTTATGTCTATTGCAGTACCAAGTGCCAAAGCTGCATATGCCCATCCACTCATTAAAACGCCACCTCTACCACCATGCCATTTAATTGCATATCAAGTGGTGCTATCTGTGAGATTGTAACAGTTGGGTCTTTACTATAACCCAACACCCTAAATTCTTTTTTACCTGTAAATGGAACCCTCGGCTGCGCGGGATTAAAGCTAACATTACGAATGATCATGTTCGTACCATTAACAGATATACTCAACGTATCTTTTATATCCAGAATAACATTAGTAATCTTACGAGGTCTGCCAGTCAAAGTCCCACCCGGAACCTGACCATCAATTGGCATTGTCTGTAACTCAGGAATAAACTTATAACCAATCTCAACTGACGTTGATAGCTTAACTGCACTAACATCAACCTCACCACCAGCTACAGTAAATGATCCAAGATACTCTGTATCATCTACAACATCTACAACAGCACCGTTAGAAAAATGTGCAGACACATCGAAAACACCAGCAGTACCAGTAAAATCATCACTGAAGTCCATGTTTAAATCTTTATCAAGCTGCTCTAAGAATAGCTTATTTGTACCTGATCCGTCATCTCTAACAGACACAGTAAACAGTTGCTCATCTACAGCACATACAGAATGGAACCTACCTTCGGTAGTCCAACGCATCCAGCCAGCACGTTTCTCAGCACGGATGCTGTAGAACACAGCAACCTCACCGTTGTCCATAAGAAAGAAAGCATATGCACCCGGACGATCAAGCGCACCCTTAACAGACGTCAGCTGCAATGGATTTGATATAAGATGTGATGAAAGTATCGATACCATGTTTGTGGTATAAGCACCTTCACCATCATTAAAGATATACTCTCTAACTGCGCTGCCAGTAGCTTGAACAAATAACGTTCCACCATCTAATGACAATGGGCGTACATATCCAGTTCCAAATGGTGTTTGTTCAGATACCTTTGCAATAGATGCAGTTATAGGTTGATCTTGGAATGCTGGAAGATAAAACTCACCTTGGTTACAAAACACTTGCAAGTCTCTGTTAGATACAAGATGCCTAATAAAATTAGTAACACCTACAGATACTTCAAGATCAATGGCATCAAAGTCTTCACCTTCGCCAACATCAAAGTTAAAGAACTCGCCAGAAGCTGATGCCCAAATGCCACTTGGCTGTGAAGGTGTACCGCCAAACCACAAACGATTTTCGTGAAACGTAATAGCAGCTGGGAAACCACGATACGAACTGTATGATTGCTCATACCAATCTGTTGTTGCAGCAGTGCTGCTTATAATAGGGTTGCCACCGCCAGTAGCTGTAGAAGAAGCAGAACCGCCAGCCTGATAGTCAAACTCATTAGCATTCAATATTCTAGTAATTGTTCTTGTGCCATTTATGTTGCCATTATTGATGCCACCCAAAGCACCAGCATCACTAATGACAATGCTATCCCCAACAGACAAACCGTGATCAGGCATAACAACGTGAACTTTGTCAGAGCCTTCAGTTGTATTCAAAGAATCAAAGTCAAGCTGTCTTTCAATAGTACCCTGTACATCAGCGGTTGCTGTTGTTGAATTGGTAACTGCTGTAATATCAACTTGAGTATCGTGAATCAAAAGACTTGCCCCAACCATACCAGCATTAAAATACGCAGAACTTGTTGTAAGTGTTATGCCACTACCAGTTGTAGCTGAAGGTGAAATAGTTACACCGCTACCTTGAAAGTTGTAATAAGGCTGAAGAATACGATTGCCATCAGCTGATGTATCAAACTCAAACACACGAACTTCAAATGAGGTAAGGCTAGTTCTTACAAGCTCAAGCGGCATAAAGTCATTATGCGCAATAAACATAAAGTCACCCTGCTGCGCATATGTAAACTCAGTAAGGTTTGTATTGTCTATTGGCAAAGCATTGCTATCAACATCCTGTGTTAAAGTAGCTACTTTAGAATTGTATGACCCATCTAGGTTAATGCGGAATATATCTATCTGACCAGAGCTAAAGGCAACAACATACTTTTCATCACTTGAGAAAACAAATGGCTCAAGACGTATCTGTTGCTTCAGACTATCATCATATGTATGGGTAAAGTTAAACAGCCGCTTGCTGCCGGGGCGATTAATAATGCCACCCTCTGCTCTAATAAACACATTCTTAACAGATTGCCCAGCTTGATTGTATACAGCTGAATCAATGCGGCTGGTTAGTGAAGGGTTGATTTCACCAAAAACAAAGTTGTTTAGCGGTACTCTGATCCTCGCCATTAACTTCGCCTTTCAGTAATAAACCTCGATGTAACAAGTTTGCGTGTTGTTTGCTGTTGACTGTCTAATGTTTTTGCTTGCTGAAGCAGTTCCGCACCCTTACGCTCAAGCAATGCTGACAGCTGCTCATCTCTTGCTATTGATAAAGCAAATGATGCGCCAAGAGCAAACTCAGCTGCAAGCGTAAAGTAAGAAGGAAAGCTAGGCTCCAATGCTCTAAAAGTATAGTCAGCAATCAATGCATCGTTCTGTGATGAGTTGCTAAATACTTTGTCAGAATAAATATTGTACTCAATAATTGCATCATTAACTGTAATAGCATGAAGCATCAATAAATCTGAAGGTAACTGATGAGCAGTATCATATCTACCAGTAGGCGCATTAGTAAGCAAATTTAACTCTGCTTGCTTTGTAGAAAACCGCCAGCGGCTAGAACACATTAACGTGCGAATTACATCTTCATATATAGCATTAGCAACAGTTGCTTCAGTGCTTGATGCTGTAAACGAAGTAATCGGCTCCGCTCCAATAAGGATCAGGCCGCGCGATGCAATATCAATATCTGAATTAGCTACTGTTGGCATAGCGTAATGGGGGGCCGAAGCCCCCCACTCCTATTAGTCAGAGTCAGTTGCTGTGATTGCAACACCGTTAACAATATCGATGTTAGTACCATCACTTTGATTGCAATAAGCATGCGACACTACAGGTGTGCCGCCTGTTGATGAAACAACAGTGATTACATCATTTTTGCGAATCATATCGATTGCATCAATAAAATAATCTTCTGTGTTTACATCTGCAATAGTATCAGCGGTTGTATAAATCCACATACGCTGAGCTGAAGAGCCACCAACTAGGGTAAGACCAGATGCTGAATATGCCATTTTATCTTACTCCTTCTTAGTTGTTATCAAGGACTTCATAGACACCGTTGTCGTCAATAACAACAGCACCCATTGACATCATTGAAGTTGCAAGGTGAGCAGCTTTCTCAGGCACATAATTGATCTCTGTCTGAACATCAGCATTGATGCCAAGACCAACAGCAGTTGCATGGTAAGCCATATTCTTACCAGCAGTGATTGCTGATGTTGAGAAGATCTTGAAGCCCAAGAACTCTTTCATTGTCATGCCGCCAGCGAATGGCAGATTCTGTTCACCGACATAATCTGATGAGGCAAACTCATCAATTAAGAACAGGTCTGCATATCCTTTTGGATGCATAGCAAGATAACGCTGACCATCTTCTGGAATATTGGCGGTGCCAAATGTTTCAAAAAGAGTGAGCAGATTAGCTTTAGTCAGAGCCGCACCAGTTGTGCTGATCTGAGTTGCATTCGCACCAGCGTCCATAGCTGTGTACAAAATGTCATCGGTTTTGCGACCCAAAGCAGCAGCAGCTGATTGTGCTACAGCTTGACGCTCATCGATGTTGGTCTTCAACTCATCGAGCTTGTCGATGTACTCTGGTGCATAGTAGTCAGCCATAGTAGCTTCTACGTTAGTATGCGCCAGTTCCATTGGAGTTACGTTGCCGTTACGAGACTTAGTGTTTGCTGATCCAGTACCAATCTTCTGGAAGCGAACAACAGAACCACGAACATTACCAGCGGTGCGAACAGTATTGCGGAGTTTAGAACCCATACGCTGATAAGCCATGTGAACTTCAGTCTCGAACTGCTTGATAAAGGCTTGGTCAATTGTATTAGCCATTTCTTTCAGTCCTTATAAAAAGTTACACTACACCAACGGTTGTCCGTTTCGTTCCTCATCCAGTTGTCCCATAAGGGGCTGTCAGATTAAAACAGGCCGTAATATCATTCAAATCTCACTTCTATGTTGTAATTGCAACGCACAAAACGCACACAGTTAAAGCCATTAATAACTGTAGGTTTGTGGGCAAAAATAAAACCTAACCAATCCAACCACTTAATTGTTTTGTTGTGATCAGCTGGTACAACATTTTCTAATATATCATATTGAGTTTGGAGATGTTCTACAATTTGCTTAGTAACTCTAAGGAACTTACGCCACTCTTTGTCTATTAAATCACTACCAAGCAACCATATAACTGCGCTGTACAAATCATCTTCATCAGATATTCCTGAGACACCATACATACATGCTGGCTCTCCGTTGATGAGAATAGTCCAAGTTTGACCACTCTTATCAGCGAGAGGCAAGTGCAAAGCAGACCAAGGCGATGCGCCAGAGATCATGCATTCACGAATGTCTGTAGTTCTAAGACGATGTTGAAGATAACCAGCGTGTTCGCTGGTTGCCTTCACTATTTCTACGCCATCTGCCTTATGGTAGATGTTACCGATAGAGTTGGGAAAAACCCTCTTCGACTTGCTTGACATATGCAGCATCTCTCTTGACAGGGTTCCAGTAACGTGGGTCTTGCATCATTGAACGCAGATCAGATTCTGATGTGCGACCAAGAGGCTGACCATCAGGTGATACAGATGATCCCTGCATTTGAGACATAAGAAACTCTAAAGCCTCAATGCCTTTTGCTGACTGACCAATGCTAACAATCACTTCTTCAAACTCTGCCGGGAAAAACTTTTTAGACCAGAGATCGACAGCTTCAATACGAGCATCAGCATTATCACCAAGAAGCTGACGTTCAGCATCAAGATCAGGCTGCATAGCCTCAAGAGCTTCTGCATACTGACTAATGCCATCTTCAAACTCTTCTTGGCTATATCCATTTTCATATGCATGATTAGCCCACCATTGAAACAATGCATTATCGGTTGCAAGCTCTGGGTCAACAGCTTCTGGAATGTTATAGTCACCAGCTGTAGCTGGTCTATTTGAATATGCTTCTTGTTCTAGTTCAGAAACAATCTTGTCTCTAAGAGCATCTTCACCCTGACCTAGCTTTGATTCTAGCTCAGAATATGATGATGCCATATCTTCTGGTGATTTAAATTTCTCAGGAAGCCACTCTGGTCGATCGGACACAGGTGCTTCTGTAGCCACAGCTACTTCCACATTATCTGCTTGTTCCATTCTTTTCTACCTTTTCTGCATGTTTAATACGCCTCTCAATGAGGCCGACTAAATACCGCTGCCCCTCAAGATGCCTTAGCTCGGCATCAGAAGCTGCTGGCCCTGTGACTGCTTCGATGGTGATAGAGCGTAAATACTTCAACACTTCCTGTCCATTAGGAGTGCGAAACAACGATCTTATATCTTTGGATATTTTTTCATCGTTTTGTTTAGTACGAGGAAAATTGTCAATACCTAATTGATTAGACATCCTGTCCTTGCATCATCTGTTGTTGTTGCATTTGTTGCTGTCTCATTTGCTGTGCAGCTGCTATCAACTCTTCACGATCTACTTTATCGCGTACAAGCGTATCAGGCACACCAAACTTCTTAGCAAGATGCACCGCAACATCTTCTGAGCTTACAAGTAGGTTAAGGATTTCTGGCCCAAACGTACCACCAACCAGCTGCAAGTAACGAGATATAGATGATATATCTTGATTAGCTTGCGCTTGTGCAAGAGGTGATACAGAACGAACCTTTACTTCACGCCCATTGATTGTAGGTAAATCAATGCGACCTTGCTTCTTCAATATGTAAACGACCCGCTGCAAGATTGGTTGCACCATCTCTGCTTGCAGTCTGCCAAAGGCAGAGCCAATCCGTCTGGATAGGTCAGCCATGCGTTCTGCCACTTCAGTTGCGCTAGCGGGTGTTTTGTTGGGGTCGCCAAGCATATCGTTATACAACGCTCGCTTGATGTTACTGCGCATATCCCCAAGAACTAACTGGGCAACATCAAAGTTGCCAGCATTCCTGATCGGCTGCAAACCTTGCGACCCCATAGCTTTAGGAATGATGGTTCCCGGCACAAGGTTAATTGTGTCAGTGTTAATAATACCATCATCATCCATTTGATAGATGCCAGAGATAGCCATTTGCGCATTCTCTAACACAAGCTCAATAGTCAGGTTAGTTGTCTTAATTGCAGACAATGCATTGATGAGTGGGCCACGCCCATAAATTTCACCACTAGCTTTTGACCAACGGAAACAAACATAAGGGTTTGCGCCAGTACCTTTGAACTGATCAACAACAATAGTCTCTTGTTCTGGTACGTTAATTACATAAAAGTCAAAGCGATCTTCGTTTCGCTTCTCATAGTTTCGGCAAACAATCTCAACAATTTGTACTTTGCCATCAGGATTGTTGGCTATTGCTTTGGCGGTTCTTTCTTGAAATACCGCTTTTGGATACGCCACAGGCAAATCCGAATACTTGAGAGAACGCTGTCTATATACATGGTCAATTTTATCATCCGGGCCTGTATCAAGATATACACTCGGTAATGGAATCGCATTGAAACGAACCGGATTAATTGCGTCACCTTCTTCCACAAGAAGAATACCTGTGCCAACAGCCAAGTCCATAAACGATTCATGAACTTCTTGCCCAAAGTTAGAGTTCTGGATAATTTCAAATACATAATCTGTTACCTGATCCAAGCTGTTATTAACATCATCAGCTTCTTGTTCTGGCACTTCACTGCCAGCAAGGAGGTCAGCCCAACGTGCAAAGTTAGGAACAAGACCTGATTGCAATCTTGATGCAAACTCTTGTGTACCTACAACGGCAGTCTCATCAAAGATTTTATCATCACGGCGTTGACCGGGGCTTTCATAAAAGAAGCTCTGTCGCATTGGAAGAGCGTATTCATAACACTCTTCAAACAATGATTCAAAAAGTACACGGTTCTGCTTAGACTTTTCGAACCGCTCCAGCATACGCCGTGCAACTGTATCCATTATATTGTCTCATCAAAATAGCCAACACCACCAGCTTGACCTGTAATTAGGGAACGCTGACCTGTGCCGCCACGCTTGCGTCTGCGAACTTGATCTTGCAATCTTTTTTGACGCTCTTCTTTTTGCGTCTCTTCTTGCTCTGCCATCATACGCTTACGCTCTTCACGCGCAGCTTTTGCTTCTTCAGATTCACCGGGAGCTTGAGGCTTTGAAATGCCAAGTAAGCCACGAGTAAGTTTTACAACTGGCTTAAAAACAGATGAGGTACACATGCTAATCTCCTTTATGCCCTAATAACCCTATGCATGTTTGCAACGCAACGCACAATATAATATTCCAATATACTTATCCCTAGGGGTAGGAATAATGGAATATTTACATTCTTGACCACAAACCCTGCCTTCTTGGCTTTGGCCTACGGCTAAACACATCAAACTCCGTCTTAGCTTGGAATGGCTTAGTAGTTGCAGAAACATTACGCAATATGTTCCTACCTTCACCAGCACCCATCATTAAATACTGCAATGCATCATGTATGTGAGAGAAGTGGTTTTTCTCCGGCTTGTCATCAAACCTTTCACCAGATACTTGCATACGTTTATATTGATAGCCACCCTCAAAGCCTTTAATTAAAGTACGGCACCGAGGGTCAACAAGAAACCCAGACGCACCCTCAATCATTCTATTCAATGGTGCATTAACAGATTCAAGACGCAGCGACACATCATTTGATTGCGCTGGCCTTGCATTCAAGCCGCAGCCGCGCAGTATCTGAAACGGTGTCGATTCATCAGTTTGTGCGCGGAAGTCACCAGCTGGATCGCCTATAATATTTATTTCGCAATCACCATAACGTGATGAAATCTCTTGCCGCATCACCTCACTAAACCTGACAATGCCCATGTCAAATGCTACAATCTCTTGCAAGATTAGCCAACGTCCACGCACTTTCTGCCCTATTACAGCAGCAGGAGTAAGGCCAAAGTCAACACCAATATATACAGGCACACCCGATGCCACAGGGATTTCTTCCTTGGCGACGTGGGTATCAGTAACAAACATGGGATAAACGGGTTTGCCATCTTTGATAGTACCTAACTGATTCATTACATAGACATCAATCCAACTCTTCGTCTTTCCCCTGACGATATTCGGATAGTAGTCTTTCCTCATATTGTTTTGATTTTCTGCACTCTCGTTTGGGATATAATCGTTGACGTTGCCTTCCTGATCTTTGACTTCCGTCATGCCAGCTGGCTGAGTGTAGAACTCCCAATTGTCTGGCTTTACCAACATTTTTGCTTCGTCTTTGGGTATGTGATCTGGTATCGGCACTTCGCCCGACATTATCGGCCACCAATGATCCTCCTCTGGAGCGTTAGTATCTGCAATTACACCTGTCCATGTGCAGCCGCCATCTTTCATAGAAGGGTAACGACCAACACGCATAGTACAAGCATCGATGATAGACTTAGGTATTTCCCTAGCCTCGTTAATCCATATGCCTGTAAGTTCTAATGACAACAACTTCTTAACATCTTCTGGCCTATCTAATGCCAAGAAGATAACTTCAAGATCGATGTCAGCCCTTTTAATATGGTGTGTGTATGGCACAGACCAAAGGAACTTGCCCCACTCTTCTTCTGGAAACCAGTCAAGCCATGTCTTAATGGTTGTAGTTTTAAGCTGTGGGTTGGTGTTACGGATAATAGCCCAGCGACTGTGACGCTTTCCATCTTCCGCTTTTTTCTGTTCAAGTGCGCGGCGAAAGATTTCAACACAACAACATACAGACTTACCAGAACCTACTGGCCCTCTAAGGCCACGAAAGAATACGTCAGACTTCATAAAGCCTTTCAGTACCTGACCGTCTGGCTTATACTTAAAGTTGGTCAACCTTGTTATCCTTGCCAAACTTAATCATACGCTCAACAACCTCTGGCCCTATAACAGATATAACCTTGTCTGCTTCGCGGTCAGTGCAAAATTCTTTTGGGTGGTGAGCAAGGTGTACCTTCTTCACTATTTTTCTAAGAAGGTCACGCTCTTCTTTCTTTAGTGTGTGTAAAAAACTCATGCTGCCTCAAAAATAAAAAAGCCAATAAACATTACTAACAATATAATGCCTATTATACCAGAGCCAATAATTATGTTTTCTATAAGCTGTTGTTGTTTGCGATGCGCTTCAAGCTGCTGATTCTGACGCTCGACCCTAGCTTTGCGTTGGAACTCAATCCAGTCTTGATACAGCCCCGGCCTACCATACAACTGCATATAAGATCTAAGATCAGCTTCTTTCTTACGCAACTCTTCAAGAGCCATAAACTCTTGAAAGTCATCACCAAACATAGATGACTTCTTCTTTAATTGTTTTTGTCGGATAGTTTCTTGTGAGTGGACAAACTTACTTATCTCACTGCCAACAGATGCTAACTCGCGTCCATTTTGGATGGCTGTCTTAATAACAGCAAAGGCCGCATTAGCAGCTGCGAGTTCGGCAAGCATTATCTAAACCTTTTAGCTATGCGTCTTGCAGCCTTGGGCTGGCTTGAAAACTGTTTGCCCTTCTTTGTGTCTTCACGTTTCTTTTTGCTGCTTGCTGCATATTGGCTAGAACTCATAGCTTTAATGGCAGCTGAAGGCAGATACCGTTCACCAGTAGCTTTAGAACCTTGCGTTGATGGCTTGCCTGACTTAGTGCGCCACTTCTGCTTTGTCCAGTTGACTAATGACTTCTGCGGCTTCTTCATGAGGTATATCCACCACCTTTAGCTTTATAGGCTTTAGCCAGCATCTGCGCCTTACGCGCAGACCACTGACCCGGCTTGCCGCCTTTGCCGCCAGCCTTTATGCGATTGAACAAAGCCTTGCGCATTCCCGGCTTTGTATAGTTACCAGCTTCGTTAACTGCCATTCTTTTTAGACTTCATAATTTTTTTCTTCAACGCTTCTGGCAGCTTCTTTTGCCCAGCAGTAAGCATTGACTTCTTTGGTGGACGACCCTTCTTTGAGCCGTATGTTCCTTTACCCATTGGCATTTTTATTCTCCTGATTACCAAACATACTGCGATTGCCAGCACCACCTCTCATGCGAAGGTTGCGCGGACGAACTCTTTTGGCGGCTTTCTTAGCAACCTTTTCACGTTCTTTATTTACAGCTTTTGTTGTAGGGATGTTTTGCGCTGGCGAAATTTGACCAGCTTTTTTAAACATACCCGAAGCAGCCCCTGCTTTAATTGCCATGCTCAAACACATTACGCTTTCGCTTTCTTTGCTTTGTTACGCTTAGTAATTGCCCTAGCCTTACGAACTGCATCAGCTTTGGACGATGCACCCCATGCTTTTAAGGATAACAACAAACGTGTTGGTCTACCCTTGCTGTCTCGTTCCGGCCCCCTCATCTTTCCCATCCGTGCTAGGAAGCTGGCGCGGCGTGGGTTGTCCCCTGACTTCACTGGGGCTTTGAGGGTTCCGCCTTTGTAAGATGCGCGACCGGCAGCGTTGAGACCACCTTGAGGGTTCTTTCCGGCTTTTCTTGTCCATGCTGGTGTTCTTGACATATTAATTATCCAAAAAGCTAGTATCAGTGTCAGGAGATAGCGGTACTTGAGCAGAACCCATTGCAGGAACAGCACCATCTCTAGTTAATTCTTTAGTATAGTTTTCATAAAAGTCTCTTGTTTGCTTGCCGGTCAGGCCAAGAGGAACAAGCCTGTCAAGCTGACCAGCCTCTGCCGGTGTAACAAACATACTAGTGAAGGTGTCCCACAACTTCTTACGCTTGTTGGTCATCGGCCCCTCAAATACAAACGTAGATGCTGTTGGCTCAATGTCGTTGTCAAAGTCCATATCAACAACTTGTGGCTCATCCGGTATGCGTATGCGTACCTTTAATGCATCCTCGCGGCTAGTGCCATCTGGGTTCTCTGGCATCAACTGACCGCCGAGTTTGCTAACGAATGGTAAGATGTTTTTAGTACCAAGAGATTCTTTAATGGAATCAAGGTAGCTTTGATCTACAGATTCAAAATCATATGTGTCAAAGATGACGTACTGACCATTCTCTTTAGTTACACCAAACTGAC